AGTTCTGCTGGACTTCTAACCATTGCAGATGACCTTGTTATTAAAGATGGTGGTACAATTGGTGTTGCAAGCGATGCAGATGCAATTACAATCGCAAGTAATGGTCAAGTAACTCTTACACAAACACTAATAGGAACTGCGTTAGATATCTCTGGTGACGTAGATGTTGATGGTACACTAGAAGCAGATGCAATCACTGTCAATGGCACTGCACTTGCAGAATTCATTAGTGATACTGCTGGTGCGATGGTTAGTTCTAACACAGAAACGGGTATTGCCGTAACTTATCAGGACGCTGACAATACCATAGACTTTGCAATTAATGCTGCACAAACCACTATCACAAGTTTGCTGGCCACCGATATTAAGATTGGTGAAGATGACCAGACCAAGATTGACTTTGAGACTGCTGACGAAATACACTTCTATGCAGCAAATGCTCATCAGGTTAAAATCGTAGATGGGGCTATTGTTCCCGCAACAGACGATGATGTTGATTTAGGTACGAGTTCAGCAGAATTTAAGAATGCTTTCTTTGACGGTACAGTTACATCTGATGCATTTGCTGGTCCTTTGACGGGTGATGTTACAGGTACATCTTCTAAAGTTACAGTTACCAATAGCACTGCAAATACAAACTTCCCTGTGGTGTTCAACGATGAATCAGATTCACTATTAGATGATACGGGTGCATTACGTTACAACCCAAGTTCAGGCACACTACTTGTTCCAAATCTTGTTGTGGCGGGAACAACCACACAGGTTGACACGGTTACGATGAATGCACAAAATGCTGTTGTGTTTGAGGGTGCAACTGCTGACGATCATGAAACAACACTTACAATCATTGACCCAACTGGCGATAGAACAATCAATCTACCAAACGTGAGTGGTACAATTCCTGTACTGGCGGCCGCATCAACCACACAGGTTACATCTACTCCAGAAGAACTTAATATTTTGGATGGTGCAACGGTTGTCGTTGGTGAAATCAACGCATTGGATTTAGGCTCTACTGCTGTTGGTACTGCCATCGCAAGTAAAGCAGTTATCTTAGACTCAAATAAGGACTACACTGGTGTAAGAAACTTTACCTTATCTGGTGAATTAGACGCTGGTAGCCTAGACGTTTCTGGTGACGTAGATGTTGATGGTACTCTTGAAGCAGATGCGATCACTGTTAACGGCACTGCACTTGCAGAATTCATTAGCGATACTGCTGGTGCAATGGTTAGTTCCAATACTGAAACAGGTATTGCTGTAACTTATCAGGATGCTGACAATACAATAGACTTTGCAATTAATGCTGCACAGACTACAATCACTTCACTGCTCGCAACTGATATCAAGATTGGTGAGGATGATCAAACCAAGATTGATTTTGAGACTGCTGACGAAATACACTTCTATGCTAATAATGCTAATGAGATGATTGTTCAAGCCAATGTTGTAGCGCCGGGTGCAGATGATGGAACTGCTTTAGGTGATGCTAACCAGCGTTGGTCAGATTTATTTCTTGCTTCTGGTGCTGTTATTAATTTTGATAACGGTGATGTTACAGCAACACACAGTTCAAATACTTTAACTATAGCTGGTGGAACACTTGCAACTGCGGCATTAACTACATCTACTATTGTGGCAAGTGGAATAATTAAAACCGATGATTCAACAGAGGCTACCTCTACGACTGATGGTTCACTACAAACTGACGGTGGTTTGTCTGTTGTCAAGGATATTGTTGCTGGCGATGACATTAAACTGTTATCGGATGCGGCAGTTATTCACTTTGGTACAAATTCAGAAATTACAGCAACACATGTGCATAACGTGGGACTAACACTGACACATACTGCTACGGGTGACAATACACCTATGGTTCTTCAATTGAAATCTGAAGAAGACGCAATTATTGCTAACGAAGTTATTGGTTCTCTTGAATTTGCAGCTGGTGACTCCGATGGCACAGATGGTGCTACCGTCGCTGCTGGTATTCATGCGATTGCAGAAGGTACATTCTCTGCTAGTGCGAATGCAACGAAACTAGTATTTACAACGGGTGTGTCTGAGACTGCTGCATCCTCTGCAACTGCCAAGATGACATTAAGTTCTGCTGGACTTCTAACCATTGCAGATGACCTTGTTATTAAAGATGGTGGTACAATTGGTGTTGCAAGCGATGCAGATGCAATTACAATCGCAAGT